AAAAGTAATCGTGTAGCCAATGATTCATATTATGGATGCCAGGTGCTATGCCACTTTCTTTTCCACCTATAATTACAACTTTCATAAATTCAATTCCTTAATATCATCAGTCCATACTTTGCCATATAAATGTATTCTATAACCATTACCTTTATTTGCTACACTATGAGGGATAGTTGTATTGACAAGATATGCCCACCCTGCTTCCATATGATACTCCTCGCCACCTATTACCCAATTACTATCTTCATTTGTGTGAATAGGAATATGTACACGTATTTTATCCGGACTGTCTTGATGTGTAATTAATTCTGTGCCTGGAGTATGTATTGTTACTAACCATTTTTTACTACGTACAGGTAAATTTTGTACAATATCTAAACCGTATCCTGTAAAACATTTTCGAGGATTCAATTCATCATTGTCGTTGTCTTGATATTCAGGCTTTGCATTACCTTGCTCAAAAGGCTTTGGACCTGGAGTGTCATCATTCCAACATAATGTGTAATAAGCAGTATCATATTTTAACCTGTGCCCTGTTTTACCTTCTGGATCAATAATAGGAGTTGCCCATACGTGTTCGTTCTCGCCTACTACAAATTTCCAATCGCCGTAATCACGTTCTAGTGTATCATACCATTCTCTTAGTTTTTCTACATCTACAGGAAACCATTTTTTAATTTTCCATCCAAGGTTTGCTTCGTCATATTTTCTAATATATCTTTTCTTTCCTTTGATAGCTCTGCCTTTTACTGCTAGTACACTATCAAGCATTTCGCGAACGTGGGTGTTTCCTCCTTGTGTAGGTATATTATTTCTGAAACTGTCAATAAAATTTTTGATAGCAATACTTCTCGATTCCCCGTGAAAACAATATATCCTTACTGCTGCATCATCGGGTATTACATCTATAAAATTAAACAACTGTTCTGCTTGTTCGTGTGTCATAGCTCTAGCAAACACTTTACCTTGTTCAATATGTTTATATCCATCTTGCAAAACATCATCAAATTGTAAATTTATAACATTGTGATGGTCTTGTTTAAAAGGGCTAGAATTATCCCAATAGTTGTCTATGCAAATAAAATATTCGTTAAGGGTTGTTACTGTGTTATCATTAATTCCTAGTATGTCTAAGAAATCTAAAAATTCAGTTTTTGCATATGATTTAATTTTCATTGTATCTCGGGTGTGTTAGTTGCACTCCGTCCCTAACTCTTGAATTCATATCTACTGCAACGTAATCGTGTCCGTACAGTACAAGATTATCTGGTATCTGCGCTTCAAATCTTTTCCATTTTGTTTCTAATACTTCTGGTTCTACATTCCAATGTAGCATTTCACTTGACCAAATATTAGTAGTCCATAGAACCTTGGTGCCGTGGTATTTGTTTATTTCGTCAAACAGTTTTTCACTTTCATTTACAATGTCTATAACATAAAATTGATGTTTTAGATTTCTGTATCTATTCCACAATCTTTGAAATGCTAAAATGCCACCGTGTTCTGCTACTTCTTGATCCCAAAACTGTTTATAGTTGCCTCTATATGTTGAACTAAAATTATAATCTAGATCGTGTTCTAATAACCACTTGTCTAAATCATATCCGTCCCAAGTTTCAATAAGATGTTTTTTATAGTTTAAACTTGATTCACACCAGTCAAAGTAGTGTACTGTGGTGCCTTCGTGGAACCCATTGGCATTTAGTATTGCTAAAGGTTTAAACCCTGCGGCAGCAGTAAATAAATGATCAACTAGTTTGCCGCCGGTTCTTACTCCTTCAGATGAAAGTGTCTCCGTGTTGAATGCATATACTCTGTCTTTTTCGATGTCTTCTTGGTATTGGAGTTTTCTAATCCAAGCACGTTGAGATTGGTTAGATAACTTATCAATTTTTTCCACATCTTTTTCATACCATACTCCTTCTAACTGTTTTGTATCAATGTATGGGTACAAATACACTTTGCAATCACGCATATCATTATCTAAGTTGTCAATAACAATATCTTTACGTAATGCAATGTCAATCCAGTTACTACCATCACTGGTTACTGGATACTCTGTTGCGCCACCTGCTCTACGTACCCACGCAGGTGTATAGTTACTATTCATTGTGTTTTCGCTCAATTCATAGTTTTGTAGTATAGGTTTACGATCTTGAAACACGCCCATTTCATCAAACACTGGACTACCTAATTCTTGCCACTTTGCAATATTAACAAATAGATACTGTCTATGCAAGCCGGGATACGCACCCATAGTAAGATAGTGCTGTTTCTTTTTGTCCATAATATGTCCAACAACAAAGAAGTCTGGATTCTTTTGTGCGTAGGCTAAACTTTGTGTAACTAGACTAGGTCCTCTGTACAGCAAACATCCTTGTGCAGCAATCATACAATACTTTTTATTTTCTTTTACAGCACGTTCTAGTATTTCGTGTACAGTAATTGCACTTCCTACATACTTGCTCAAACCCATCTTGACCATTCGGTTAATATAAAAGTAAGTCATATCAAATGAACGCTTACTTACAATGTCGCTGTCTATGTCTCTACGTGTATCAAGTATACCTATAGCGATATCATTGGAAACTTTAATTTGTTCCCAATATCTATCAACAGTTATGCTATTCCAATCTTTCATTTAACCTCTATTAGTATAATAACTTTGTCTAAGCACATAGAAGAAATCTCTAATGCGTCTACCTAGTTCGTAGTGAATAATCATATGTATGCGTGGCTTATCGCTTCTATTCCATACGCTGTGTACATTGCTAATATCCATTAAGAATGCACTACCATTGTCATCAAATGGTACACGACCTTGATCCTTCATTACAAATTCACAACCTTCCGGATTATTCAAACTTATATTGCAAACAGTTAAACGCTTTTCTTCATCTGCTCTATCTTGATGTGGAAGTATATACCCGCCCGGTTCAAGATACATAAATCTTACACGATTTAAAAACTCTGCAGGCCATACATCTGTTAAAAACTTTTTAGTAATAGGACATTCGTCTGCTACCCAGGTCCAGTCTAGTTGTTTTATAGTATTTGCTCTATCACCGTAACTGTTTAATGTTTGGGTATCTTCGTCTAGTCCGTGTAATGTTAGACTGCGCCAACCGTTACCATAGTCGTCTCTATGCACGTGAAACTTGTCTGCAAGTGCTTCTGCTTCCTTGTGCATTTCTTTCCAAGGCTGATTGTCCAAAGCACTTAATCTAAGGAATGGCCAACCACTTTCCATTACAATCCATTTAGGATCAAACTGTTCTGGATATTCATAACTGTATTCTTTGTTATGCTCTTGCCAATATTTTTCTAACTGTTCCATTGCATTCCTGCTATTTTAACAACAGTTTCATTTACAGGTTTTGACTGTAAGTGCGCTCTGTTGTTTTTACTCTTATTTACTGTTCCGTGCGGTACTGCTGCATTAATAATATATGCCTTTCCAGGTAACAAGTTATACTCTCTGTCCAGGTCTTCGCCGTATAAAAATTTAGCATCGTCATCTGTGTTAATTGGTATGTGTAGTCTTTGCACATTAGGTCCGTCAATATGTTTACCTAGTAAAGCAGTAGGCTGATGTTTCCTAATGCTAAGGTCTTTTAGTATTTCTTCACCCAATGTATTTTTCATAAACTTCACAAACCCAAAATCAAACTTTTCTTGTATTCTTTTGTTTTCGCCAATCCAGCATTCAGGATACAACTCTTTACGTGCAGCCCAACTAGGTACTCCAGGTATATCTTTTTCGCAAAACCAACTTATTTCCATTACAAGTATTTCTGCTAGATTAGTATTTTTGATATAGTCTACAATATGATACCCTTGATCATAAACACCTCTACCTGCTTGTCCTGTATCTCCGTCAAACGCATTGTCAATGTTTTCTAAGTGATACTTGTCTTTTAGATATTGTGACTTGCGCCAACTAAAATATAAATCTTCGTATTCTCTATCTACTATGTCGTACCAGTCTTGTAACTGTACAACATCAATAGTCCAAGGAAGTTCGATTATGTCCCACGATGTGCTATCTATAAATCTACTAGTGATTTGTGCAGGATCATAATCAACAACGTATCTATCCATTGACATATTCCTCCCAGGGTTTCATTTCTGGAAAATACTCAAGTAGGTCTAAACTACGTCTTTCTTTCATTGTGTCTATCCATTGTGCTGCCGCAACTCTATCGGCTTCGGTATGTGTACCAAAACTTTTGCCAATTGATTGCATAAAGTCTGCATAGTCATTCCATTCAGGTGCGTGATTTTTAATCCACAGTACTATTTCATTAATATATGTATTATATTTACTTGTCAGCATCCAGGGACTTAAATGTTTAGGATAAGAAACATTGCTTCTAATTAAATCTAAATTGACGTTATATTTTTTAGATAAACTGTTTAGCCATTTTAATAAATCTAAACAACTTGTTATACTTAAAACGTTATGAGTTGTACTAAACCTTATACGCATATCTTTATCAGCACTAAACTCTATTATGCGTTCTATGTTTTTTGCAAAGCGATCCCATATTAAATTTGTCCTTATAAACTCTGCTCTACGTCCATAACTTTCCATACTAATATCCATCTGTACAGTTACATAAGGTTCAATTTCTTTTACCTTATCTAACCATTTATCTAGATATGCTTGTGGTGTGTTACCATTGCTTATTACGATCAAAACAGGCTTAATTTTAAATTTATTTTGTTGTGCTTTTAGCATAGGTATTAGTCTATCTATAAACTCATAAACTTCATTTTGTATCAGAGGTTCTCCACCAAGAATGTAATACTGTAATATGTATGGAATAGCATCTTGTTCTAACCATTCGTAAAATACATCTTGAAAACCTTCTGGTGCTACTTTCTTTTTACTTGGTACTATATCAAATTTCCTGTTCTCTATTTCCCATTGACTGCTGAATGTTTCATTACAATACACACATTTCAAATCACAAGTATTATTAAAATATACTTCTAACTGACTTGGCATTGCTTTTAGTTCATCAATCGGATTGTCAAATCTCTTTCTATGAAAGTCATAATATGCTTTAGGTAATCTAGGACTACGTATCCCTCTTTCTTCATTACGCCAACAAGCACTGCAATCTTGATGCTTTATGTTTGCAAGTTTTTCTTTTCTTCTTTCAACTTCGTAAGGATGATTTACAAAAACATCTTTACCATAATCATCTAGTTCTTGTTGCGAAATATGTCTGTGTGGAACATTGTGACAATTCTTTACAATGCCTTCTTTGAGATGAATATAGAAGTGTATCCATTTCATAGCACACATAGCACTGCCGTCTAGTGTCTTATCTAGATTAGCAGCCTTTGCAGCATCGACAAATTTTACAGGTTCTTGATTCATTATAGTAGCACTTTTTAAGTATAAGTATACTTATGCCATACTTAATGTTGAATGATTTAGAAGCGATTGTAATAGATTTCACTAGTCACTGTAACTCTATGTGCGGAAACTGTAGTAGAAATATAGACGGTGTTACTGTTAATCCAATTATGCCTTTGCAACATATGAGTTTAGATACTTGGAAAAACTTGTTTACACCTAAAGTTGCTAACCAAATTAAAGAAGTAATCTTTAATGGTAGTTATGGCGATCCTATATTCAATCCAAACCTTATACCTGCATTAGAGTATCTTTTAGAAATTGCAGATACTCCTCCAATTATTACAATACATACTAATGGCGGACTTGGTACACAATGGAAAGAACTTGCCGAAGTGATGCAAAAGTTTCCATCCCCTAGTCACGTTACATTTTCAATTGATGGATTAGAAGATACTAACCACCTATATAGAAGAGGAGTGCTTTGGGATAAAATTATGGCAAATGCACAAACATACATATCTGCAGGCGGACTTGCTAGATGGCGTATGCTTGTGTTTGAACATAATGCTCATCAAATTGAAGAATGCGAGGAACTTGCATTTGCAATGGGATTTAAAAAGTTTGATATTAATGGCGGACATACATTTAGTGCTATTAATAGTCTTTCAAACAAAGCAATAGAAAAATTTAAAGAAAATAAAAAAGAACAAGCACGTGAAATAAAATATGACAGTAAGTATCTAGACAATGTAGAACGTATCAAAGCAATTGAAGATTTTAGTACAAGCACTATCAAATGCAAATGGCAGGTAAAACGTAAAGTACAAATTAGTCATACAGGTGAAGTATTTCCTTGCTGTTACTTCCTAAGCGATAGATGGCCACGCAATCCTGATAGTCCGTATGCTAAAGACGTTGCAACTGTAAAATGGTTAAATGTGGACGATTATAGTTTAGAAGAAATACTAAACAGTGAATGGTTTGCAACTTACCTGCCTGAAAGTTGGAACAATGAAAATAGATATGATATTTGTTCTAAGGTGTGTGGTACGTAGGATCGTGCTTTTCTAATAAAAAGCCAACTTGGCACATACATTTTCTCTGCATACAAGTTACAGGTTTAATTACAGGATCAAACTTGTTAGGAAGTTCGACATCATATAAGTTGTAAGTACCTGATTTAAATCCTAGTAAACTGTTTCCACAAACACTTCCTATGCTACCGTCAAAGTTTATAAAGATAGTATCAACTCCTAGATTACAGGTCCAACCTTCGAACTTGTTTAGATTGTTTATTAGTATAAAATTTTTACTTACTTCTTCTGTATGTCCGTCACTATAGGTAAGTTGTACTGGAGGTTTCTTCCTTTTAGATTTAAATATTTCTTCTTGTTTAGGATTACGTTTCCTTTGATCTAACAAATATTGCGACTGGTCATAACTTGTATCTTGTGTAACTTCTCCTAGTTTAATAGGCTTTACATTCACAGGAAAACTAGTTTTACTTTCTAGTAAACTGTCTACTATACTTTCACACTTCTCCCAATCTTTTGTATCCATTAGCACATCACATATTACATTATTATGTTCTTCCCATAACATATCTGCAAGTTCTTTTATGTGTTCAACATCAATACGTTGGTGATGGCAACTGATGTAGATTGTGTCAAATTCGCCACCGTGTTTTTTCCACCAGTTAATACTGCGACTACCATTTGTACTTAGGTGGAATGTACAACCTAAATCTCTAAAATGTTTTGTAAACTTGCCTAGTTCCGGCCATAGTGTAGGTTCACCTCCAATGAGGTCAATGTTAAAGCGGGTTTTGCCTGCTTTCTTATAACAATTGATTATATGTTCTAAATTATTTTTGGCTAATTCAAAATTCGGCCAACGATATGTTCCTTCATTACTGCCAGGGAAGCAATACCAACAGGCATAATTACAAGTATTACCCATTTGATAGTTAATGTTAACTAATTCGGTTGGATGATGATCTGTTAATTTAGTAAGTTGCATACGGAGTATTTAGTGAGTACACAAAACCAATACAGTATATATTGGAACAAGCCTGGCATAACTGTTACGTATTCTAACGGAAAAGACTTGTTACCACTAACGTATGTGTTATATGATCATCAGCCTGCTTGTAAATTTTTACAGTTACTAAAAGAAAATATTAGTAAACCGTTAGTGCAAGAAACTAGTTTTGTTTTGGATAACAAAGACGAAGAAGAATTGCTTTTACAAATAGCAAAACTTATAGAGAAATTAAAATTGGATAAATCTTTATCGTTATCAGAATTACACGAACTAGTAGAACAGTCAGAGTCAAACGAAGGTTATGATAAACTTAATAGACTGATACACGTTTACGAACAATTCCTAAGTAATAGGGATACACCTCGTATAAACAGTTTTTTTAGATTTGATGGTGCAACTGTCCTTCCTATTGAGAATGAAGATTTATTATTCTTTAAAATGGATAGAGGTTACGGTGACCTATGTATGGGCTACAACACACTAGGCAAGCACTGGTTAGAAATTGCAGGCAGAGGCGAAGTTGAAAAAATAGATAGTGTAGTTACACAACAGCATATCAATTGCGAGGGATATATGTTATATCGTCCTTCATACGAAACACCGTTTACAGTAAGTAAACATTTTGTACAATGGTATAAAAAGAATTCAGATAAACCTATTACACTTGATATGGCACTAGGTTATATTGTTGTAGGTAAACTTGTTATGCCCTTAGACTGGAATAATGTATACAACCAAGAGCGTGACGAATGGACATACTTTTTAAGTGAATATAAAAATATTGTAGATGTTAAAATCACAACTATAGAAGAAAATACGCAAGAACTTATGCAACAGGCAAAAATGCTATGAGATGTAAACTATTAGAAAGCCATACATACATTGCAGCAAACGGTCAATACCGTATGTGCTGTACAAGTAACGAGCCTGACAATGCGGAAACTGTACATACGCATACTCCGCAGCAGTGGCTTCAAAGTGAAACAGTTACAAAAGCCAAAGAACAGTTGGCACGTGACGAATGGCCTGATGCCTGTGTAGGCTGCAAACTGCACGAAGAAAAAGGATTAAAAAGTCGTCGAATATTAAAAGATCATTATGGTCCTGGGTTATCGCATTTAGATTTACGATTTGGTAATAGTTGCAATTTACAATGTATAAGTTGTCATAGCGGAGCAAGTAGCAGTATTGCTGAAGAAGCAGTAGCAATGGATCGTAAGGGAATTATTCCCGTTCATCAAATACTTGATACACCTAATTACAATTGGTATGATGAAAGATACTTACATTACTTTGAAGATTTACCTTTACAAGAAGTATACCTTACTGGTGGCGAACCTATGATGGTAAAACATCTACCACAGTTTTTAGAAAGACTAGACAGCAGTGTTACAATTAGGTTTAACACAAACGCCACATTATATAATCCTAAAGTACACGAATTACTAAAACGTTTTGATCGTGTAATTATGAGTTTAAGTTTAGATGCTGTCGACAAGAAAATAGAATATATTAGATACGGCTCTAACTGGGAAACTATACAACGTAATGTTGACATTTATAAAGACTTATACAAGTGTGACGTTGCACCTTGTACAAGTGTATTAAATGCACTGTACCAAGATGAAATAAAAGAATGGGCTGATAAAATGAATATGAAAGTATGGGATAACTTATTGGTATATCCTGATTGGCTGCACGTTAAAAATGCACCTGATAGCCTCAAGTCGCAGTTTAAATATATAGACGAATGGAAAGCAGGAAAAGCAGATACTGCTGCACAAGCGAAGTTTGTAGAATATATTACTAAACTTGATGCATTTAGAAACATTCGTATAAAAGATTATTTGCCCGAGGTAGCGAAAGCATATGGACTTGATTAAAGAAAATACAGAAAAGAAACGTGCTGTGTTTTTAAAGGATAGTGATACGGTTAGAAAGTTTTGGTATGATAAAGAACCAGGTTGGATTTATCAACACGCCGACACGTTAAAAAAAGTACAGCCAGATTATGTAAAAAAAGTGGGTCCTAATTATATTGACTTTGTTAGATACGTGGGTATTCCTGCAAGTAAACTTAAACATACAGAAAAGTTTGTACAAGAAATTACACATTTTTGTGTAAATCAAATACAGAACACTTTGCCATATGCACACGGTGATTGGGTATTAAGTAACATAATTGTAGATGGCAAGGATATGTATATGGTTGATTGGGATAACGTTGGTATATACCATACAGTACAAATCTATGAAAAACTAAAAAGCGACCTGCAATCAGCATTTGGAGATTTATTTGACCCCTCAAGCATTTAGTTACGCAACTGTTGGTAACAACGGTATGATATATGTTCCGCCTTACGGACTAACAGAGTCTATTGACTTTATGCTCAAAATGAATCCTCACACATATGAAATTACAAAGATACCATTAACAGTAAGCGACTGTACAGAAAAATGGCAGAAAGGTATTGTGTATAGAAATAAAATTTACTTTTTACCTTACAACGAAAGCACAATATTAATTTTAAATACCGACGACGATAGTGTCAATTATGTAGAATTAAAAGTTAGTGGTCGAGGAAAATATGTACAAGGACACATTTACGGTAACAGAATCATAGCAATGCCATACGGGGAACACGAGCCGTACAAATGGGTATTAGATTTTAATATGAAATATAATACTGTTTCTATGCATCATCTTGATATACCTATTGAAGATACGAAGTATTGGCACACTACGCAAATAGTAGATGGTATTATTTACGGAATGCCGAGAGGAGAGAAACACGATATTTTCTTTCCTTTCAGACTAGAATATGATTGTATGAATAATAATTATAATCTTGTTGACCTAAGTAATGTCTGGGGAGACTACGATGCAGATAGAACAGCAAATAAAAAATTTACAACACTTGCAAAAGTAGGTAACAAACTTTTTGCGCCGCCTTATAGCGAAAGCAAATTCTTTGACTTCCTTGCAATGAAAACAGAAAAAGGTTGGCAGTATACTAAAACAGGACAGCAAACAACAAGTAGAAAGTACTATGCACATACTGTTGCTCGCAATGGTAAAATATTTTTTCCGCCAGCAGGGCACGATGAAGATTGGAGCGAAATGCTTATCATAGATAGTTTCACTAATACTTGGAGAACAATGGATCTAGGTATAGGAAAAGAAAGCAAAAAATATTTTGCAGGTATAGAAAACAATCACGGTAAAATATATTATATTCCGAGAGGGGGTTGCGTATGTGAACCAGAAGATACTTGGAAAAGTCAAGGCGACCTTGCTGAAGTGCTAGTTGTAGATACTAACACAAGTGATTTTTACACTATAGATGTAAGTGAACATTTCAAAGACAGCACTACTATTGAGAAATACAATAACTGTGTAATTATTAATGATGTTATATTTGCATTTCCATATGGTGAAAGTGATACATTTCAAACTGTGCTAATATTTGATACAGTAAAAGAACAAGTAATTAAAACGGTAGATCTAAATGGCGTATAAAGAATTTCAAGATCATTATAAAGAAACTAAGATTAAACATCTATTACTTTTTAATTATAACGGTAAGTTATTAAGTCCTCCGTTTGCTACTAACTTGTGTAAAAGTTACAGCAGTGTATGGATAGATGGAAAGTGTGTTGATTTAGATTTACCACCTAGTATTAGTAAAACAAATGCTGTTGCAGTATTAGGAGATAGTGTTTGGTTTATACCTTATGGCATATATGATGACTTGAATATAATTGTAGAAATGAAACCTGGCGCAATTGTAAAACATAAACTACCGTTTACAGGCAAAGGACAATACTACAGTGTAGCAACAAACTATGAATGGAATACTGCTTTTAGTTTTCCATTAGGGTACGAAGGAACAAACAATGCTATCTATATCAAAGACGGAAAACTGTCTATACACCCGTTACCCTATAAAGGTAAAAAACTGCATATGGGTACAGTATATTGCAATGGGCGATATTGGAGTATGCCAAGAGGTGACGAACCAGGATATACGAGTTTGCTAAGTTTCGACGGAGAAAACTTTACAAGTTACGAACTTAATGTTGATCCAAACATAACAAGAAAGTACAGCGATATTGTAGTTAAAGGAAATACACTATACAGTTTGCCGTTCGGAGAAACAAAAGGTCTTAACACTATTGTAGAATTTGATACTGTAAAAAATACTGCATCTTATTATAACATTGATGGTATAGACTTTGCTAAGAAATATAATGGCGGTGTCCTAGTTGGAGATAATATTATAGCCTTGCCATACGGAACTGAACACGGGGAAAGTAATTGGGGACTGGTATTTAATACTGTTACAAAAGAAAGCAAACAGTTTGATATCGGCATTACACACGGCGGCAAGTATAGATATCGCAGTGGTATTGAATACAAAGGGTATGCGTATTTTATGCCAGCCGGAACTCCTAGTTGTCCTATATTTAGAATAAACAAAGATGGAGATGAAATACAAAGTATATTTTTTGAACACACGTTATTTGGAAGACCAATTATACACAATGACAAACTTTGTGTAATAGGTTACGACACTATTTCTTCGCAGCATCAATTGTATCATATTAAGGAGGACTTGACGTATGAAGTGTTATGCACCTTGGCACGCTCTTAGTATTAGATTCAACGGAGATGTTGTACCGGACTGCGTCTATACAGGACGTCACGGTAACTTACTCAAGGAAGACTTGCCTACTATTTTACGAAATCCTGGATTGATACATACACAACGTACAATTGCATCAGGACAGTTTCCTAGTAATTGTTTACAGTGTACAGCAAAAGAAAGTGCTAACGGACATAGCAGAAGAAAGTTTTTTGAACAAGTTCTAAATCCTATGCTAAAACCAGAGAGCAACTTACGAAATGACATATATTTCTTAGAATTTAATATGAGTAATTTGTGTAATCTTAAATGCAGAATGTGTAGTGGTGTAAACTCTACTGCTTGGATCAAAGAAGATTTAAAACTAGACAAAATGGGCGTACAACGACCCATACACGAACCTGACTTTGGCTACAGAAATCTAAGTCCTGACATAGTAGATAGACTATTTGAATATCCTGAATATTTTAAGAACTTACAGTATGTTAATATTAAAGGCGGTGAACCATATATGGAACCTGCTAACAAACAGATTATGCAAAAACTAATTGAATTAAATCTTGCAAAAAATATTACACTTGATATAAGCACTAATGGTACTGTTGTAGATTTAGAATTTGATGAACTAGCACATCAGTTCAAAGAAACTAAATGGCACATTAGTATTGAAGGCACCGGCAAACTGTATGAATATATAAGAGGCGGCGACAACTTTCCGTTTGAACAACTAGTAGATAACTTACAGCAACTAGACAAAATGGACAGACTTATTTTTGCAGGTACTATTATGACGTACAACGTGTGCCACGTGAAAGATATTGTAGATTGGTTTTACAACATTAAAAAACCGCACTACGAATTGTATGTAAACAATGTAGTTACGACACCGGCTTATCTAAATCCTCAAATACTGCCTGAACGTATACTTGACGGAACAGGATACAGACACAAAGACAGTCCTATACAACTAGAACAGTTTGTCGACTTTACACGTAAGGTAGATGAGTTGCGTGGTACAGACATACTTGATGTATGTCCTGAATTAAGTAGTCTCTTTTCTTAGATAGATATCGCTTAGACAAGCACATACTTGTTTACCACACTGCACAGTTTCAGTGGGTAATTTATATCTTTCAATGTTACCTAATGCTCCGCCTTCTTTACAGTCAGCTCTATATATGTTGCCCCACATATCAACATTAATCATATGCAGTCCTGCCCAACACTTCCAACCATAAAATTTATTTTGATTGTTGGCAATTAAATTGTTTGCTGTCACTGGAGCCTCATCTAACATTAGTTCACCTCTGTGTAAATTAACATCTGGTAAGTTTCTAAAGTACGGCCAATTGCCAATAGTGTCTAGTTGTTCTTGTGTGTAGTTTGCAGGTTTGTTTGTAATAGCATCTACATTTGACTTGTCTAAAATTATTTTAGGCCATACAGTTACGTTATCACTACATTGATATAGTTCTTCTGCAATGTCAAACATCTCATTAAAATTTTCAGGTGTTAGCATTAAATTAATAAAAACAGGACAATAACTTTCTTTTATTACTTCTTTAATGTGTTCTAATTCTGCATATTCAGGATGATATGAAATAATATATCCATCTGTGTATTGTGATATAGTTTTGTAATATTCTACAGTGCGACTACCGTTAGTAAGAAAACTAAATGTGTGTCCCTGTTCTTTTACAAGTTTAGCAAGGTCTAAAAAGTGTTTCCAGTATGTAGGTTCACCTCCACTTAGCCTATAACAGATATCTTTGCCAGGCACTGTAAAATTTTTGACGAATCGTTCAACTGTTTCCCAACGAGGTTGTCCTGTACTTCCGTTGTGTAAATGATCAGGACAATAGGAACAGCGATAGTTACACTTGTTACTTAATGTCCAACTAACAAGGAACCAATTCTCTTTTTCAATATTTTGATATGTTAACTTCATTCTGCCATTGTGTTGTCTAGTATTAGTTTTTGTGTACGTTCATTTAGTTTTACTGTTAAAATTAAACTATACAAATTATTACTAAAACTAAACACACTATGGTCTAGTTGGAAGTTTGTAAAGTACACATATCCTGCTTCTGGATATCTTGGTTGTCCATCTAGCAGTTGTACATAGTTTTCAGGACTGCATCTGCCAAACACAACTAATAGTCTAAAGTACTCTGGACTAGTTCCGTGAAAGTCTCTGTGTGGAGGAAAGAATCCACCTTGGTCAACACGCAATAAATGTACTCTACCTATATCAGGAGAAAATATATCTACAAGTTTTGCAATCTCAGGAATCTTATGATAAACTTCTGTAGGTGTATTAAAGTTTTCTTCCTTCATTTCTACATCGTGATATTTCTGCATATGTCCGAAACTGTTTAGATGATAGTTGTCCATCACATCGCCGGTGTGACTAGTAACGGGCAATCCCCATCTATTATTATGTGTGTCTTTTTTGGCATTGTAAGGACACCAGTTATCACTAAATTGTTCTAGTTGTTTTTCAACCACATTATGATCAATGTGCCATTTGAGTTTTACTTGGCTACCTAAGTTTACAAGACTTTGCCAACGCAATGCTCTTTCTATTTCTTTATTGTCCATCGATACTATTTGCTAACTCAGGAAATGTTTCTCTCCAGTTAGTTCCTCTTGTTTTATCACAACTGTCTAGGTATTCTATAAGTGCAGGAAGTTTACTACTCCAGTCTTCGGAATACATATATTTGATTATTCCTTCCCAACGTTGTTTACCCATAGGATGATCATTAAAATAATTATCTTTAATATTTTCTAGTAAAAAATCTTCTATCTGTCTACGCACTTTGTTTTTGATTTCTATCGGCAAAACTTTGATATTCAAATAACTTGGAAGGTATACAAAATGTGTATTAATAAAAGGTGCAGCCATATGTGTTCTTTTATTGTTTATTTGGCCAGCATCTCTTGACCATCTTGCTAGATTTGTAAGATCAAGTGCGTTTAGTGCTTGAACTGCACAAGCAATATTAACTTGATGATTTTTATCTATTTCCTGTGTAATATATAAGAATGCTTCATATGTGTCTTTCCACACACTAGGATGTCTAATATAACTGTTTACAAATTCTGTTCCGTCAATACTAAAATTAACAACCACTTCTTTGAACTGGTTCCAATAATTTACAGCCTTTCTACTACTTGGAGGATGACCGTTTGTGTTGTATCTTAATTTAATTTTTTTTGCGTGGCCGGCTGCAATTAGTTCTTGTAAAATTCTCCAGTGTTCTGGAATCATTAATGGCTCACCACCTGCGAAGTATAACTGTTTTATGTTAGCACTCTGCTTTAACATAGAATCAATAAAACTTCCTTTCTTGTACCAAGTATAATCAAAGTCTTGATCCCAATCTTGATCACTTGCTAGTAATTCATTTTTGTAATTAGGCTGTTGTAATTTCCAATCCTTAATCCAACTTGAACTATCGTGCGGTGAACACATTACACATTTTAAATTACATACATTTCCTAAACGTAAATCAAAGTAAGGAATATCTGCTTCTAGACTTCCGTCTGGAGCAGTTTTATCTACGATACTTTGGATGTCAATTTTGTTTTCCCATTCACGTGTTTCCCATTGGCGCTTACTTACAACACCTTTGCTTTCTTCTTCAAAACATTTTGTGCAACTTGTAGGAATTTCTCCGTTAAGCATTTGCAATCTAGTTTGCTTCATATGATCGCTGTTCCATATCTCTTCAATGGTATGATCACGCAAGTTCATAGCAATGCCATCTTTCTTTACTAGACCTGCTGTTTTGTTATCTTCTAGTCCTGCTCCACTGGCATTTGCTGTACAGCATACTCTCACGTCACCGTTAGGTCTTGTCGCCATATGTATCCAGGGCAACGGACAAAATGTTTTACTAGTCATTGTTCACCTTTAAAAACTGTTTATTTAATTTATCAAAGTTACCACACTGCTTGGTACATTCTTTCAAACCAGTTGTTGTCCAACAACTGCTTATTCTATTAAAGTAGTTTGAAGAAAACACTTCTTGCATAGTATTCCTATGTAAATTAGGGTATTCTTTAATTTTACTCATATAGTCAATACGAGAAAAACTATGTTGCGGAACCCATTCTAGGTCTAGCCAACAACACGGACTTACATTACCATTAGCAGCAACATAAATTTGATTATATTTTTTTGCCTTGCAATTAATAGTTGGTAACACATCTTGTTTTGCCTTTTCAACACCTTCGCTATTTTTATCACTGTGTGTTGTAGGATACAAAGTATGTGTTATATTATAGTTATCATCGATTACATCTAGTTTGCCATCTCTGAATCTACTAGTATGTTTTTGATAGAAGTGTGTGAAACCTAAATCCTTGCTCATTTGTTCACACTTTTCAACTTGATGTTCGTTATGCTTGAATACTAACATATCCCAGCGAGCATCACCTCCTGCAGAAATAAATGCTTTTGCATTTTTTATAATTTTGTTGAAGTCTGTGTTTACTCTATAAAGTGCGTGGGTATCTTCTAAACCATCTATACCAAACACAACTTGAACATTTAAACTTGCTAGTTCCTGCCACCATTCTGTAGATCTTGCACTACCGTTTGTGTGCATTTGTAAGTGCATTGTTGGATTAGTTTCTCTAAGATATCTATATATTTCTAAAGTATCTGTTGCAATTATAGGATCGCCTAAGTTACCGCACATATTTAGATCATCTAACTGCTTTACAAAGTCTCTTGGAAACCAATTTACAAAAGTTCCTAAATCTATTTCTTCTAGGTATAGGGTATCTAATAATGGACCTCCTTGTATTCTACGAGGACACATAGGACATTTAGCCTGACACTTAGATGTCACTTCAAGGTGTATTGATTTGATTTCATCTATTGTATACATTACTTGTGTCCTATAAGCATAAATCTTTTATACTTTTGCAATTGTAATTCTTCTTCAACTGTAAAAGATGAAAGACCTGACTTCTTTTTAAATTCTTCTAAAGATGAAACACAATTTATGTGTTCATCTAACTCATTATAGTCATTGCTTTGTAATACTATTTTACAGCCTCTAGGAACATTACGCAACCATTTTTTATATTGACTATCTGTAATATGTTCGCAACTCGTGTTAATAACAATATCGGGATTATAGTCGTAAACAAAGTCACACATATCATCAGTTATAGAAACAAATTTTCCATCCATTTCTTGACGTTTGTTTATAGTACTTGCAATTTCTTTACATAGAGGATCTATATCAACACTGGTAATATTTTTTATACCAATATCGCTATTAAACAACATACTAGATAGCACACCGTACCATCCACCAAAAATAACTATATTTGCATTTGCAATACGTGATTTTCTTTCAAGATTTTCTATTAACCAAGTTTTGGATTGTAACTGTCCGCCCCAAAAACTTTCAAGTGTACGATACTTGTCTTCGCTGTTGCGAATAGCGTCCATCCAAAATTTTATGTCTTGTATATCTATTTTCATTTTGATTTTGGTATCTTGCTGTCTGCACTACTTACACAAGAGCTAGTAATACATTTAGATGGTGCTTTAAACAGCGTAAAACCGTCTGTAAGCGTGCCTAAAGGCTCTTCCGCACAACTATATGCTCTTTTCACTTCGACCCCCCTTATAACGCAACTTTGATACCCTGCTGAGCAATTCCAATCTTTAAACTTGTTGAAGTTAAACGCATTCATTCTTTCGGCTTGATCCAATCCATAATTGTTTCCTTTGTGATCTTCAAAATACATTTGCATTACTTGTTCACCTTTATGATGCTGAGGGAATTGTTCTTGCATCTGTAATGTTTGCTTAACAGTATATCCTTCTACTATAAAACTGGCTGTAGGATCACTCTGTGGTTTTAGTGTGACATTAATTCCTCTGTTAGAAAATCGTTGGCATCTTTCATAATACTCATCGAAATGAGCAGGTACCATCACTTGATTGATTGTAAGAAGAACACCATTGTCAATTAATTGTAAACACTTGTCTCCGAACTCTTGTTCATTTGCAAACTCTGAATGAAAACTAGCAGTAATGCTTCTACGTTGTAAGTTACTGGTTGTTTCTAACCATTTGTTCCACCATTTACTTCCTGGACTTAGATTAGTGGTCATATGAATACTTTGGTAAGGTGTTTCTGTATCACTACAGTAATGCTCTACGAGCTCTCCAAATTCTTTATAAGCAGTAGGCTCGCCGCCACTAAAACTAAAATGGAAATCTGTAAATCCATTTTCTCTCGCCTGACGCTTGATTTCATCTATAGTATTTTTATATACTTCCAGTGATTGATGATCCGGTTTATCTGTTCTTGCATATGGCCAACAGTAACTACATTTGTAATTACAAAATCTTCCTAGTATCCAACTTACATTGAATAAGGGTTGATCTAGCATTGTTTTCTGTCCAAACTTTATAATATTTTGGAAAGGTATTAGAGTAAAATCATTCATTATATGCATATTTAACCACATTATTAGTTGACAGATACAATCAAGGCTTATATAATAAAGAACATATACAGTTCATTTTATGGAGAAATAAAAATGTCAGTACATACAGACGCAATTAAAGCAGCAATGGAATCGTTCCTTGCTGAAGATGAAAAGTTCGAAGCAGGCAACGGTGCTGCAGGAACCCGTGCTAGAAAAGCATTACAAGAATTGGCTAAAGCGATTAAAGAAAGACGTAAAGAAATTACGGATACTAAAAATTCTCGCAAAGAGGCCAAGTTGAATGGATGATGACAAGCCTTATACTATAACGCTTGATCCGAGTTATACTTACAGTGCTGGTGATACAACCATCAGCACTGTTAGTGACTCTAGTAGTGTAACTGGATACACACCTGACGACTTAGGTGTTGGTATCAACTCAGGATCATTTACTATAAGTTTACCATCTGATACTGATGATTGGGTTCACGATCCTAGTATCACTATTCCAGAAGAGGCAGACATTAAGATCGGTGATAGAAGTTTAAAAACTTTTATGGACACAATGGAAAAGCGAATGGCTATCCTACAACCGGATCCTAAGAAACTTAAAAAATTTGAAGCACTACACAAAGCATACGAACATTATAAACATTTAGAAAGGTTATGTGAAATTGATGACGAGGACGAGCAGGAAGGTCCAAACTTCTAAAGATAAAAATAGATTATTTAGGGATATGATTCGTGTGGATTTACTAGAGGATGAAATTGATTATGCAAAAAGCCAACTTCAACCTCACGACACAGGACATATTAACACAGCAATCGGTTGGTTGCAACACAGAGTAAGACAGTTAAAAGGACAAACAAATGACTGATGTAAAATTAATTTCATATTCAACAGCACCAGAAGGTTCAGACCTCGGCGACTGTCAAGAACTTATTGCCTATTGTGCAAGAGTATCAAACCCAAGTAATCAAATGAATTCAGAAACTAGTGAGAAACTTATCAAGTACTTGATTAAACACGCTCATTGGTCACCACTTGAAATGGTTAGTGCTTGTTTAGAAATTAATACTACACGTG